ATAAATTTGGAGAGGATATAAAAAATATTTCTTGACATCTTGCTTATATTTTGGCATAATAGTTTTTCAAATATGAGAGGAAGCGAATGGGCGACCGATTTTACATGCAACAACTAGAACGAACAGGTTTTGCACCTGGACTTAAAAACACTAACAGAAGGAAACGAAGAATGGCTTGGGATGACGATAAAAAAGCACAAGCAGTAGCAATGTACGAAGAAGCAGAACCAACTCCAGAGACCAGCATGGAGATTGTAAAAGATATTGCAGAAGAATTAGACGAGTCACCTAACGGTGTTCGTATGATCTTAACAAAAGCTGGCGTTTATGTTAAGAAGACACCCGCTGCTAAGTCTAGTGGTGGTGCAACCGCAGGTGGAGGAACCACAAGAGTTTCTAAAGCTGCTGCTCAAGAAGCTCTTATTGCTGCTTTGGGCGATGCAGGTCAGTCTGTTGACGAAGAGATTATCTCTAAGTTGACTGGTAAAGCCGCACAATACTTTACTTCAATTATTACAACAATAAACGAAGCGTAAAACTTTACCCTGCTAGATTCGTCTAGCGGGGTATTTTTGTATCTGTAGAAATCACCTTGACGTAAGTAGGTTCACAATAAAGATTGCTGAAATACTACCAAGGAGCTATAGTGAAAAAGCAAGAACTNGCACAATTAGTGCACAACTATGGAGACGCTGTAATTACTTACCGCAGNGAACATTCCAAAAAACTAAAGTACAATGTTTGTACGTTAGACTTCTCTACTCCCTATATTCAAAAGAAGAAGAATAGGGCGAAAGAAACAGAGGATACACTTCTTTTCTTTTGTTGGGATACTGACTCATATCGTTTACTCAGACCCGCAAATGTGTCTAGTGTAGTACCTCTATCTTCTATTTTAAAAAATGAGAGGGTATAATGGAACTTCATCAAGCGCCCGAAGCTTACTCTCGTGTTATTCACTATGATCAAGTAAAAGAAATCCAGGTAAGACTTACTATTAACACCTTCAGGGGTGTTGAGTATATACATCTTAGAAAGTATTACATGGACTTTACTGAAGAATGGAAACCTACACCGGAAGGAGTAGCAATGCCTCTAGACCTTAGTAACTCAAAAGAGTTGTTTATAGGTTTAACAGAGATACTTTCCTTAGCAGAGTCTAAGGAGTTAGTAAAAGAACATTTTTCAGATTTAATAGAGGATCTGTATAAATAGTTCTTGACAATCTTCCTAAAGTTCCGTATAATATCTTTTCAAATTTAGGAAAAGTATATGCAAGAGTTTTTAGACAAGATGAGCGAGTTGTACTATGAAGGCACACCTGCCATCTCTGATGCAGAGTTTGACCTCCTAGCGGAGAAACACAACTACAACCAAGTGGGTTACATTGTTACGGACGCGATTTCGCATGTGTACCAGATGTACTCCTTGCAAAAGTGTTTTGATATTACTAAAGCTCCTCTTGACGTAAACTCTTGTGTAGTTACTCCTAAATTAGATGGAGCAGCCGTCTCTTTGCTATATGTAGATGGCAACCTTGAACTCGCCCTCACTCGTGGGGATGGTATTCAAGGTAGAGACATAACTGATAAAATGCGTATGCTAGTCCCTACGGAGATTAGACGTACTGACTTGATTCAGATAACAGGGGAAGTTGTTGCCCCTAGCAGTATACCAAATGCGCGTAACTATGCCGCAGGCTCACTAGGTCTTAAAAGCCTAGACGAGTTTGCTACTCGCCCTTTACGGTTTGTAGCCTATGATGCGAGTCCTCGGCAAGCCTCTTCTTACGAAGGGACTATGACTATCATGAAAATGATGGGTCTACGAGTAGTTACAGAATTCGATTGTTCCGACTATCCAACGGATGGGTTGGTCTACAGGTTGCAAGACTCAGTTGAATTTGAACGCTTGGGGTATACATCTAAACACCCCCGAGGTGCCTTTGCTCTGAAAGAACAGGCAGAGGGGGTGGAGACAACTCTTATTGATGTAGTGTGGCAGCTTGGTAAAAGTGGTGTTGTCAGTCCAGTAGCGATCCTAGATCCTATTGAAATTGGCGGAGCCACAGTTTCCAGAGCTACCCTACACAATATTGAGTACATACGCGACCTAAACCTAGAGATAGGATGTCGAGTATCTGTCATAAGGTCGGGGGAGATAATTCCTCGCATCATTGGACGTGTTGAAAAATAGTTCTTGACAGAAACCTTAAATATGCGTATAATACTTATTCAATTTCAGAGGAATACAAATGACTAAAATCGAAGCTCCAACAAACTGCCCTAGCTGCAGTTCGGTGTTAGAAGACGTCAACTATCTTCTGTATTGTAGAAATCCGCATTGCGGAGAAAAAGTTCTCAAACTTATCGAACACTTTGCCAAGACTCTGAAGATTAAAGGTCTCGGACCTGCAACAGTAGCCAGACTAGATATTGTCTCCCTAGAGGAACTTTATTCTTTGACTTGTGACGAAATTGCAGACCAGATCGGATCTGAAGTACTCGCGGTAAAGTTAGTAGATGAATTGAATCGCTCTAAAACTGCACCACTAAATGTATTATTACCCGCCTTCAGCATACCGCTGATAGGTAAATCAGCCTCGGAAAAGCTTTCCAAAGTCTGCATTGACATTGAAGAAATAGACTACGAATTGTGCCGNCAGGCAGGACTAGGGGATAAGGCAGCGACTAACCTTTGTAAGTGGATAGACGAAGACTTTTATCAAGTATCGNTGTTACCGTTTAGTTTTAAGTTTGAAAGATATACACAACCAACCACAACCCACGGCACTGTTTGTATTAGTGGTAAACTTACCAGTTATAAAACGAAAGCCGAGGCTCATAACAAACTTCAAGAGCTTGGTTATGTGGTCAAAACAAGTTTGACAAAAGATGTCACAATTTTGGTAAACGAAAGCGGAGTAGAATCCGCTAAAACTAAGAAAGCCAGAAATGCTGGCGTTCAAATCATAACTAACCTTTTAGAATTTATTGGAGAATATAATAATGGCACTACCTAAGTGGACTGACGAGCGTACAGACGCTCTTACTAACTTTGTAGGTGATGAATCACCTGTATCTCAAGCAACTGTTGCAGAAGCAGCAGGTGAACTTGAAACCTCTACCCGTTCTATCTCTAGCAAGCTGCGAAAGATGGGTCACGAAGTAGAACTGGCTTCTGCCAGTGCAACTCGGGCGTTTAGCGATGCTCAAGAAGCAACTCTCTCTGCTTTTGTTTCTGACAACAGCGGCGAGTACACTTATGCTGAAATCGCAGGTCATTTCGAAGATGGCGCTTTTTCACCTAAGTCAATCCAAGGCAAAATCTTGTCTATGGAACTAACAGGACACGTTAAGCCTGCTCCTAAAGTTGAAGCTGTACGCACGTATAGCCCAGCCGAAGAAGTCACCTTTGTATCTATGGTACAAGACGGTGCTTTCGTAGAAGCAATCGCGGCTGAACTAGACCGTTCTGTAAACTCTGTTCGTGGTAAAGCTCTTAGCTTGCTTCGCTCTGGAGAGATTGATGCAATCCCTCGTCAAGAGACTACCAAAGGCGCTTCTAAAGAAGATCCATTGGCTGAGTTGACTGACATCGGTAGCATGGGCGTTGAAGATATCGCTGAAGCGATTGGCAAAACTGCTCGTGGCGTCAAGACTATGCTAACTCGTCGTGGCCTTTCAGCCGCTGACTATGATGGCGCAGCTAAGAAAGAAAAAGCATCTGCTTAATCTGTCTTAGTTTTTAAAGGCAGGCTCTACGGGGTCTGCCTATATCTTTAATTTCGGGGGAAATTTTTTTGAACATCGCAAGTGCGTTGATAAAGCAAGTGCTCGCGCTCCAAGACTTTCAGACTTGGAGTGTCACGCATAGGCATTATTTGCCGAGTGAGTATCATAGCCTGTATAAGGTTATCGATAAGCACTGTGAAGATTTTCATAAAATGCCCACGATTGAAGATTTAAAGTTTGAGATTCGGGACTCAGGTACTCGCGAGAAGCTATATGCTATCGAATCAGTAGAGGTGGATGCAGATCCGCATATGCTGTTAGAGTACCTGAAGAACGAATATACTCAAAAAGAAATTCTGGATTCGCTAGAAGATTATGTAGAGAACTCTGTTGCATTCGAGAATGCTCAGGAATCTGTAAATCATCTTCACCAAATCGTACTCGATGTCGAAGACAAGGTTGATTTGGAAGACCCGCAGGAAAGTATGCAACGTATTGAACTGTTCGAACCAGAAGAAGATTTAGCTAAGTACATGAAACTCGGACTCAATGAAGAGTATGATTACGAAATACAGTTCTCCCCCCGAGATCTTGTTATGGTTGGTGGTCGNCGAGGTGCTGGTAAATCTGTCATCTGTGCAAACATTGCTAATGCAGTGTATGCCAGTGGTAAGTCGGCTATGTATTTCACTATTGAAATGGATAGTCGTTCTATCTTACAAAGATGCTGTGCCATCGCTACTGAAGTTCCCTTTGCTCGTCTACGTACTCAAAACTTGAGTATTACCGAGTGGGAGAAAGTAGCAACTTGGTGGGCAGCTCGTTATGTTGATGGGCAAGACCGCTTGAAGGATTATAATACACATCGTGACTTTAATAAGTTGCACACATCACTAAAGACACAGCATGAGCTTCTCCCGACTCAACAGCTGGACGTAGTGTATGACCCTGCACTTACTTTATCCAAGATTCGCGCAGAGCTTGACAAAAAAGTTAAGCCCTTGAATGTTGGTGTCATTATCGTAGACTATATTAATCAGGTAAAGCGGTCGAGTCTCCCTTCTCGCGGAGGGCAGTATGACTGGACAGAACAAATAGAAGTAAGTAAAGCACTGAAATCTATGGCACAAGAGTATGATTGTACAGTATTTTCACCTTATCAGACAGACGCAAGTGGTGAAGCTAGATTCGCTAAAGGTATTCTTGATGCGGCAGATGCTGCATATTCACTAGAAACCTGGGATCACGAAGATGCGTGTATTACGCTGAACTGTGTAAAGATGCGATCAGCCTCCATGAAGTCGTTTACTTCACAAGTAGACTGGGATAGCNTAAAAATTGGCCCTGANTCTGCACTTACTCCTAAAGANAAAGAAGATTCTTCGCACAAAACCGGCGAAGAAATTAATGATCTTTAAAAATATTTCTTGACATCTTACCTTCTTTTGCGTATAATATACGGATACTTTAAAGGGGAAAAGCATATGGCAATTACATTTGGCAGTTTACGACATACCACTTCTGGTAGGAAGCGTAAGCCTTTGCCCAAAGCAAAACAGTATACACCTGAATTCAAAGAGTTAGAAACAAAGGCTTCTTATAGACGAGAGACTCCTTACTACCCTTCTGCAAAAGCGAAGAGTACTTATATTTCTGCTCCAGATAACTCTTACAAAATAGAAGAGTCTAAAAATTTTACGATTGCTCCTGCGTATAACAAAGGTGCATATCAAGTTATAAACAATACAGATATTAAGGACATTGGTCGGTGACAGTAGAAGAACTACTAACTTCTAGACAAGTATATTTTATACCTAAGGGCGGAGACTGCTTAGTTAGCTGTCTTAACCCTGAGCATCCTGACCGTAATCCTAGTATGCGTGTTGATCGTATAACAGGAATATTTCAGTGTTTCTCTTGTGGTTTTAAGGGAAACATTTTCACCTATTTCGGGGAGAAGGCAAACCACTTACAAGTAAGACGAGAACTACTCAAAAAGAATATTAGAGAAAAAAGGTCTGAAAGTGTCGGGTTGTCTTTTCCCCGAAATCTATCTAGTTATTCAGGTAACTGGAGAGATATTAAACCCGAAACGTATAAAAGATTTGAAGCGTTTCAACACCCTGACTCTGATTATATAGGAAGAATTAACTTTCCTATAAGAGATATATCAGGTCGTATCGTAGCCTTCAACGGTCGTCACACAACTGGAGGAACGCCTAAGTACATGATCTCGCCTGCGGGTGCGAAGATGCCTCTGTTCCCTATAGTAGATCCGATACAAGGTTCTGTTATACTAGTAGAAGGTATATTTGATATGATAAATCTTCATGACAAAGGCTTAACTAATGCTATGTGTTGTTTTGGTACAAAGAACATCAATGAAGATAAGCTAGGAATGCTTTCCATACAAGGTGTGGAAGAGGTAATAGTTTTCTTCGATGGAGATGATGCCGGACAAAACGCTGCAAAGATAGTAAAAGAAATGATTGAGCGAGTAGGCTTAACATCAAGAAACGTAGCGTTAAAGGGCACAGATCCTGGAGCGTTACCCATAAAATCAGTACAAACACTAAAGAGTAAATTATATGCCTAAAGTTGCATTAGTAGAAACTAAACCAAGTAGAACAAATTTTAAGAAAGAATTTGATGATGAGTTCGAGTTCGAGCAATTTCAGCTCTGCTCCGACCCAAACATTAAAAAAGTATTAAAGCGAGACTGCGACATCGATATGAATCCAGACGAATACGATTGGATAATTCTTGTCGGCAGTGATGCGCTCAAATACTACACACCGATTAATTCGGTAACAGAATACTCCGGCAAGAAAGTAGAGGAAAAGTTCTTGCCTATTATTAACCCTGCCATGCTAGCGTTTAAGCCAGAAGCACAACGCACATGGGACGACTCCAAGCAAAGCATACTAGAGTATATAACTGGTGATAAGCAAGACACAGTAATTACAGAGTATAACGCTTGGGGCATACAAGATACAGAGGAAGCAAATGATTTTATTCGCGCTGCTATTTCTGCCCCTCTGCCTTATGTTGCTCTTGACTCGGAAACAACCGGACTATATCCACGCGATGGGCACATGCTTGGTATTAGTCTTAGTTATGAGGCTGATCGTGGAGCTTATATAGATACAGAATGTTTCGACGAAGAGACAGAGACATTATTACAGCAGTTATTTAACGAAAAAACAGTAGTATTTCATAATGCTAAGTTCGATATGGCATTCTTTGAGTATCATTTTAACTTTAAGTTTCCAAAGTTTGAAGATACTATGTTACTGCACTACTTGATTGATGAGAACCCAGGTACTCACGGTCTGAAGCAGTTATCTATGAAGTATACAATCTACGGAGACTATGAGAAACCCATGTACGATTGGATAGACAACTATCGTAAACAGCATGGTATTCTTAAAGGTGATTTTAACTGGGGAGATATTCCCTTTGACATTATGAAGTTATATGCGGGCATGGACGCTGCGTGTACGTTTCTTCTTTACGAGAAATTTGTAAAGATTAAGCAGAACAAACGTTTAGCTAAGGTATACGATAACATATTAATTCCCGGATGCAGGTTTTTGACTGACATTCAAGACAATGGTGTACCTTTCGACAAACTGCGTTTAGTGAAGTCTCAATCTCTCATGCAAGAGCAGATAGATGAAGCCGTAGCGGAGATGTATAAAGACCCTGCCATTCGTAAATTTGAAGAAATAAATGGAAAAGACTTTAATCCTAATTCTACTGTGCAACTTCGTAGTTTGTTGTTTGACTTCGTTGGCCTCAATCCAACTGGTAAAAAAACTGGCACTGGTGCACATAGCACAGACGCGGAAGTTCTTGGAGAACTTACAAAACAATCGCATATCCCAGAACTTATTCTCCAAATCAGACAGAAGTCCAAGATTAAAAATACTTATCTGGACAAGATCTTACCGCAGTTGGATCGCGATAGTAGATTGCGTACAGGTTTCAACCTCCACAGTACTACTAGCGGCAGGCTTAGCTCTTCTGGTAAACTCAATATGCAACAACTTCCTAGGGATAACCCTATTGTAAAAGGTTGTATTAAAGCAGCACCAGGGCATAAGATTGTTGCAATGGACTTGACAACTGCCGAAGTGTATGTTGCAGCAGTACTTGCAAAAGACAAAGCACTCATGGACGTATTTCGTTCTGGAGGCAACTTTCACTCTGCAATTGCACACAAAGTATTTAAACTACCTTGTGAGGTCGGAGAAGTAGCGGAACTATACAAGATGCAAAGACAGGCTGCTAAGGCTGTAACCTTTGGCATTATGTATGGAGCTGGTGCGAATAAGATTAGTGAGCAAGTCACAAAAGACTCA